TCAAGGGTGACATCGTCAGCAGCGGCGGCGACATCGGCAAGTCCTTTGCCGAGTCATTCCGCAACGCGCTTCTCAGTCAGGCGGACAAGCTCTGGAGCAGCGCATTCCGGCAGATTGCCAATATGCTTGTCGGCGGCAGCACACAGCCGGCGGCGGCCGGAGGCAATATTCTTGGGCTGGGAGTATCAACGGTCAGCCGCCTGACCGCTCCGTCATCTCTTTCGGGCATGTCCGGCGACATGGCGATCTATGCGGCGGCGACCCGGTCGATCGAGAGCGGCGGCAATTACCGTGCGCTCGGCCCGGTGCTCGCTTCGGGCGACCGGGCATATGGCGCCTATCAGGTGATGGGGGCGAATATTCCGTCATGGACCAAAGCCGCAACCGGCTCGGCGCTCACGCAGCAGCAGTTTCTGGCATCGTCCTCGGCACAGGATGCGGTGTTCAACAAATATTTCGGGGCTGCGCTTTCGAAGTACGGCAATCCGCAGGACGCGGCGTCCGTCTGGTTCAGCGGCAGGCCGCTTTCGGCGGCGGGGAATGCCAGCGACGGATTCAACACCACGCCGGAATATCTGACGAAGTTCAATGCCGCGATCGGCGATGCGACGAAAAATGTCGGGTCGTTCGGGTCGGACCTCGGGAAGGTCGCCAGCAACGTCATCGACATGAAACCTGCCGGAGCAGGCGCCGGTTCGCTGGCGTCAGGCATTCCGTCCGCCGTCGCAACGCCTGTTGACACCTCTGCCGTTACACAGGCGACAAGCGGTATCGGCGGTATGCTGACCTCCATTACCAGCGGCATTGGCGGATTCCTGTCCAAGATATTGAGCGGTATCGGCAGCGGCTTCGGGGGGCTGCTGTCGGGCGTGTTCAAGCTCTTCGGCTTCGCGGAGGGCGGCTATACCGGGTCGGGCGGAAAGCATGAGCCTGCCGGCATCGTTCATGGCGGCGAGTTCGTCTTTTCCAAGGGCGCCGTCGACCGCATCGGTGTCGCCAACCTCAATGCCATCCATCGCACGGCCAAGGGCTATAGCGCCGGCGGATTTGTCGGCCGGCTGCCCGGCTATGCGGACGGCGGCTTGGTTGCGCCTGCGCAGGCTCCCCGGCTGAGGCCGCGTGTCGCCGCGACCAATGACAATGGGAGCAATCCCGGCACGCTGAATGTCCATATCACCGGTGCAAGCGGCGATGCGCATATTCGCTCCCTTGTCCAGCAGGGCGTCAGCAGCGGCCTTGCCCAGTACAACGTGCAGCAAGAGCGCGGCGGCTGGGGCTCGCAGCAATCGAAGTACCAGAACAGGAAGGCGTGATGGCGACCTATACAGATCAGCCGACGCTGGCGGCCGATTTCCTTTATCCGCAGAAGGTTTCCGTGGATGTGAAGGGATCGGCCATCGAGGGCGGTCGCAACACGGCAGGCCGCAGTCAGTCGATCGAACTGAGCGGCGGCGGTCTCCTGACCGCTTCCTATGAAGGCTGCCGCATCAATTGGCCGGCCCAGTATGAATATATCAACTGGCTCGGCGCGCGTCTGAACGGCAGTTTCCGCTTCATCAACGTGCCGATCATCACCGACTATTACGGGCCGTGGGGCGGCGGGCAAAATCACAGCACATGGAACAGCCCGGACACGATCACCAAATGGATACCGCATTCGGACACCGCGCTGTTCGAAGATGTTTCCGGTTATTCCCAGTCGTCGACATATGGGGAGATCGCGGCTGCGTCCGCGCTCAATGCCGGGACGATCACCATGCGGGTTTACGGCCTCTCCCGCCCGTTGCGGTTGTCGGACTGGTTTTCCATCCTGCACGGCACGAAGGGATGGCGCGCCTACCGGTATTGGAGGGTGCTATCCGTGATCGATGGCGATGCGCCCGTCTATACGCTGGCGGTCAGCCCGCCGCTGCGCGAGGCGGTCGCGAGCGGCACGCGGGTCGAGTTCTCCCGGCCGCGCTTCGTGGCGAAGTTTCCCTCGGATTTCACGCTGGAGAGTGTTTCCGAAAGCTACTACGCGATCGAGCAGAATATCAGCTTCGAGGAGGCGTTCTGATGGGATGGGTCCCGGGCGCCGTCATTCAGGCCATGAAGGGCAGTTATCAGCTCGGCATCTTCCTGCACGTCGAAACCAACCCTGCGCTGCATGTCTGGTTCGGCATCAACGATATTCCGGCGGGCTTCGACAGCCTCGACCAGAACGGGACCGTCTATCTCGGCGCCGGTCGCCTGATCGGCGTGTCGACGCTTGAAGTCCTGGTCGGCGGTCTTGCCGACAGCGTGGAATTCACCATGTCCGGCATCGATCCGGACACGGCGACGCGGACGCTCGACAGCATCCCGGAAGTGCGCGGCGCGCGCTGCTATATCGGCATCACGACGCTCGACGAATATTACCAGCCCATGTCGTCGATCATTCCCTTGTGGTGGGGCACGGCTTCGCACATGGCCGAGCGCAGCGAGACGGTCACCGGAAAAGACAACCAGACGATCACCTTAAGCCTGTCGGTGGCGACGGGTGAATACACCCGCTCACGTCCCGCACGGGCGGAATGGACCGACGCCATGCAGCGGCAGATTTCCGCCGATGACGGGTTCTGCAAACAGGTTTCGCGCCTCGCGCGCGGTGTTGCGCCTATCTGGCCGAATTTTTAGGACAAGTCATGGATTTGAAGGAATTCCTTCACCTGCCGCACGAGTTCAAATTCGGCGGCTGGATGGGAGAGGACTGCACCACATTCTGCGCCTCATGGGCGCGGGAATGCACGGGCATCGATCCGGCGGCACCATTTCGCCGGACCTACAGCACCCTGAAATCCGCCAATGCCTTGCTCGCCTCGCATGGCGGCATAGTGAGTTTTTACGACGAACGGCTGACCGATATCGGCTATCTCCGCACCGATTGTCCGCAGGACGGCGATATCGGCGTCGTCGTCGCGCCTTCCGGGATCGATCGCATGATCAAGCATGTCGGCGGCATTCGCTTCGGCCCCCTGTGGGCGGTGATGGCGCAGCGCGGCGTCATTGCGAAAAAGCTCGATCACGTCGCGGCATGGACATTGAGGCATCATGCGCATCTATGACCACCTGCACGGCAGCACCGCGCTATGGCATCCGTCCTGTGTGTCGGTGGACCGTTATCGGCCGCCGCGAAAAGATCCGATCTTCACGCCGCTTTTTACCGCCGCGTTTTCAGCCATCGGCCTGACCGGCACGGCGCTGACGCTGAGCGCGACGATTGCATCCGCCGTCACGCTGACCGCGATCGCCATCGGTGTACAGTCGTTGCTCCAGAAGACGCCGGACCCGGAGGACGGGCACGCGCCCAAACAGCAGCCCGATCCGTACCGCATATGGATGGTGGGGCGGGTGAGGGTGGCTGGAGCCTATATGCTATGGGAGGCCAAGGGAAAACGGCTGTTTTCGGTACAGGCCATTGCCGGCCACAGGATCAAGTCGGTCAATCGCTACTGGCTGAACTCCATGGAAGTGGAGATCGACGGAAATGGCCGAACGACGGAAGACGACGGCGGTCCGATCGGGAACAACGTCTATATCTATAGCCGTCTTGGCGCGGCGGCGGAGACAGCCTATTCGGAGATTACCAATTATCTTGCTGCTGACCACGTCTGGACCGGTTCATGCCGGGGTGACGGTCAGGCATCGCTCGGCATGATCTGTGAGCAGGCATCGCAGGAATCGCAATATGAGCGGTTTCCCTACGGCGCGCCCTCCCTGTCGGTCGAGGCCGATGGCGCATACGTGTTCGATTTCCGTATCAGCACCAATCCAGGCAATGCCTCGGCATGGGTCTGGTCGCGCAACAGCGCGCTGATCCTTTGCTGGCATATGTGCTTCAACGAATTCGGTTTCCGGCGCGATTTCGCGACGGCGGTGCTGCCCGTCATCGATCAGTGGATCGAGGAGGCGGACATATGTGACGAAGATGTTCCCACAGCAGCCGGCGGCACGGAAAAGCGGTACGAATGCAACGGATGGGATACGGCTGAAAATGGACCGAAGGCCGGCCTTGCCGCCATCCTTGCCACCTGCGACGGCTGGATATGCGAGCGCGGCGACGGTGCGATCATCCCGAAGGTCGGAAAGTTCCGCGAAACCTATGTCGAGATCCTCGACGAAGACGATATCGTCGGCCACAACATCCAGTACGACGTGCTGTTCGAAGATGAGGTCAATCGTCTCGTCCCGAAGTTCACCTATCCGGACAATGAATATACCACGACCAGCACCGACTATTTCGAGGACATAGCCGCTCAGACACGGGCCGGTCGCGTGCTGGCGCAGGAAGCGGAATATAAGTGGTGCCAGCAGTGGCGGCAGTGCCGCCGCCTCGGCAAGCGCGACTGGCTGAAGCTTCAGCAGAAGATCCGCGGCACGCTCGATATCCGCCTTTCCGGCATCAACGCCGCCTATAGCCGCTGGATCAGGCTGCGGACGCCGAACCGCTTTCCGAAGCTCGACGGCTTGCTGATCGAGAACAAGAAAGCGACCATCGCGTTGACACAAGGCGGCTTCACGCTGGAGTTCGCGCTGCATCCCGCCGACATCGACGCATGGAACCCTGCCACCGATGAGGGTATGGTTCCTGCCATCGCCTATGCGCCGAATGAGGAAGGTGTCATCAAGCCGACCGTCTATTCCGTCGTGCCGGTATCGAGCGGATCGTCGGTATACCTGCATGTGGTGCTGGTCGACCCGGAAGACGATTCACTGACGCCGCGTGTGCGCTATCGTGTTTCGGCATCGAATGGTGGAGCGGCCGGGGCATGGGTCAAACAGGCCTTTTCGGGGGCCAAGGCTTCCGGCGGTTATCTGACGATCGATACTAGTCCGGTTCCGGGTGACACGATACTGGACGTGCAGACCAGCTATTCCAGCAATGACGACGACGGCAACTGGACAACCACGATCGAGGTCAGGACCACCGTCAACACCACTCCGCCGCAAGCGGTGCTGAATGCCGCGGTCGCCCCCGGAACGGGCAATGCGAAATGGACATGGACCGCGCCCAATGACGTGAACTACGCCGGCGCACGCATCTATTACAACACCGTCAACAATCTCGCGACTGCCTCCGCCTTCAGCCCGCCGATCTATGGCAGCGCGGGTGGCTCCTATACAGCCACGAAAAACCTGACGGCTGGCACCTGGTACAGCTGGGTCGTCCCCTTCAATTCGTCCGATGTGGCCGGCACTCCCGCCGGGACCGGCGCCTTTACGGTCTCCTGACCGCATCATCTCGCCACCCTGTTCATTCCGTCCCGACCGCCCGGAGCGTCAACGCTCCGGTAGCGGCGGCTTTTCCATGGAGAGAAGAATCATGACCATCAGCACGATTGATGACGTTTTCCGCGACTATGTTGTCGACGGCGTTTCCACGTCGGGGCCCAATCATCCGAACAAGGCTGATATCCGCGACACCCTGAAAAGCCTTCTCGAAGGCATTTCGACCTTCCCGGACAACCGCGTCATCCGGTTGAACAACGCCAACGCCGGCACGGAAAACAACATCATCGTAACGGCATCGGTCGCGATCCCGGCCGCCGCGTTTCAGGTGCTCTATATCCTGAATGTCACTCAGGAAAATACCGGCCCGGTAAAGGTAACGGGCGCAATCACCCGTGATCTCGTGACAAATACAAGCCAGCCGGTGCAGGAAGGGTATCTAAAGCCCGGCATGGCCGTTCTTTGCATCGATACCGGCAATGCGCTGCGCATGCTGTCCTATGGGGATGTGGAAGGCGTTGTCGAGACACTCGCGGCTCAAGCACAAACTGCGCAGGCTGCCGCTGCCGCCGCACAGGCATCGGCAGAAAACGCCGCATCGTCGGCCCAGAATCTCGTTGAGGCAGCCACGGCCGGCTTTACAGGCTTCGAAGATGGCCTCGGATATGACTGGGGGCACATCTCAGACGCAACCACTTATTTCGATCAGGACTGGGGCTCCATAGCCGCCTGAACTCCTTCGCTCCAACATCTGAAATCGGAGAAAAACCACATGTCTACGCAGGTCCAACTTCGCCGTGGCAGCACGGCGCAGCATGAATCCTTTACGGGCGCCCTTGCCGAGGTCACCGTCAATGTCGATACGCATGCGCTCCACGTTCATGATGGATCGACGGCGGGTGGCTTTGCCACCGCTACCGCCGCACAAGGCGCAAAAGCCGATACTGCACTGCAGCCGAACGACAGTGCAGCCAGTCTTCTCCTACCAGGCTTGGGAACCGGAGTACGTGCGCGAAATATCAGCGATAGGCGCCAAGATGATGCAATCTCCGCCTTCGACTTTCTTAGCGCCTCGGAGCAGGCAGACGCAATAGCGGGAACGGGCAGCCTCGATCACACCGCCTCTTTGAACAAATGGCTACAAGCAGGTATTGATGAGCGCCATGATCTATACATGCCCGCAGGACAGTTCAATATCGGCTCTAGCGGACAAGGTCTTCTGCTCGATCATTCGGCCATCGCCGACGCAGATCGCAAAGCTCCTAGCGTCTTCGGACCCGGCCCGGGTACCTGCAAGATTGTTGCGGCAGACGGTAACTATATTGCGTTTCACTCGAAAGGGGCCAACGGAGCCGGCACCGGGGTGAAATGGTTGACCATATCCGGTCTCCATATCGTCAAGAGAGCGCAAGATGGAATTGGGGAAGGTTTCGTCGCTGAAGGATATTGCTTCGGCACATTTCGGGACCTTAGAACTGCGGGTTTTCAAAACGGCCAACACTATAAGGGTGTCTTTTCAAGCTTGATCGAAAGTCCGCGGTCCTTCAATAATGCGATTGGGATGCTGCTTGAAGAGGCAATGGGAAGCGACGGTGTAGCTTACTGTCCGAATGCAATCACCATTCTGCAGCCGTATCTCTCTACCAACAACACCTATGGGCTGCATGCTCACCGGCCAGCCGCGCTTGCCGTGCGGGGCGGCTCAATCGAGAACAATGGCGCGACCGGAGCGTACCAGTGCGGAGCGTGGATCGAAAATGCCGGTTATGAAGGGGCTTTTGGCGCCCTTTTTGATGGCGTTTATTTCGAAGATAATGGTGGAAAGGCCGACATTTACCTCACAAATACCGAAAACAACTCGGTTTATTCTGTGCGAAATTGCCTATTCAGCCGGATTCAGAATGGCAGGTTTACCACAAGCAATATTCGCACCGCCTTCTCAGGCAGTCTTCGCCAGCACATCTCGTTGGGAGCGAATGCCTTCTCCGATCTCGGTACCTATGTTCCCGATGTATCGCGACCATTTATCAAGCACGAAAACCAGGTGCCGACCGTTTCAGGCTTCGACGATTGCGATTTCTGGCCCACAGTCTCGAAAGACAAGTTTAGTCAAACGCCAAGGTTTGAAGCTGTCGGGAACTCCGATCCCATCACAGTCAGCGCGGATAACACGGTGCTGTCATTTGCCGCGACGAATAGTAATAGCGGAAGCTATGACACGAACACCTATAAATTTACCGTGCCTTACCCCGGACGATATCTATTTGTGGCGACCCTTGGCCTCAACAGTGTAACAGGCCAAGGGTCTATATGCTTCGGGAAAAACGGAGCGCAAGACACCACCGGAGTTGTCAGGTTCACCAGCGTCGCCCCTGCGTGTCTTACCCGGATAATGGATTTGGCAGCTGGCGATATTATCGACGTGCGCAGCTTCCTTTCCACCGGGCAGGCGTTTTCCTATCGTGGATTTATTTCGTCCTTTATTGGTATGAAGATTAGCGCCTAGACTTCTTTTACGCCGAGACCGATGCCCATCCATTCAGTCGGTGAGTGTGTGAATTGAACAATTCGCATCTCAGTCGCGTTTGAATCCCGGAAGTCCTTCCAGAACCGAACCGTGCCACCGCTTAGATGGTCGTATTCGTGACCACATATATCGTGGAATGCAACGGCCTTCTTGGCAAACTGACCGAGGTTTAAATAATCCCGCAAAGTAGCTTCATACGAATGATCAGCATCAATAAAGACGAAATCGAACTCTTTTCCCTTGAAGTCATCGGAGGTTGCCGGGATATGGACTTCCAAATTGAGAAGAGATTTGAATTCATTTATTGCTGGAATGCGGTCAGCAATATCGACCATGTGATAGGTCGATTTCTTGTTTGCCCTCTGTAGCATAGCTGCTAAAAAGAACGATGACGCCCCGTAATAAACGCCGATTTCTATGGCGTCATCTATATTCAGTTTTGCGACTTCCATAGCAAAATCAGCAAATTCAGTTGGGTATTGTAGCAATCCGAATTGACTGCAATTCTGCCACTCTACGAATTTACTGAGTAGGCTCCAACCACTGAAAAACAAACCATACTGGCGAACTTGATCAAGGATGAACGATCGGCTGTGAAATTCCGTATCGGACGATGAAAGTATGCGTCTAACGACAAGCATGGCTTTCTCAATGTCGCCATTCATCTTAACGGAATTTCCGTCTAAATATTCCGGCAATCTAATATCTGCTTTTGCTTTGGCAAGTGTTGGAAATTTCATTTATGACCCTCCCGAATAAGACCCCAATTTATATCTGCCTATCATTCCAAAATTGGCAACGCAAGTTGCAATCATCCATCCCACAAGTTGTTTGATCCGTCTCCAATAGACGCCTCTCTCTGAAAGTTGAAAGCATGAAACTCGTTTCCGACTGGAAGCGGGTGCTTCGCCATGCAGCAAGCATCCGCCTGCTTTTGTTCGCCGGTATCCTGTCCGGCGTAGAGGTCGCTTTGCCCTTGGTGGGCGACAGTCTGCCTATTCCTCCGGGCGTCTTTGCCGGTCTTTCCCTGATCATCACTGCGGCGGCCTTTGTGGCCCGGATTGTCTCCCAGAAGGAATTCCGCGATGGCGAGTAAACGGGCAAAGGCTGCGATAGCTGCCGCCGTGGCTGCCGGTGTGGCGTCTCCGGGCGTCTATCTGGCGAAGGATTATCTTATCAAGCCGTGGGAGGCCACGAAGCTTGTGGCCTACCGGGATATCGCCGGGGTCGTTACAGCCTGCACGGGCGAGACCAAGGGCATAAAAATGGGGATGCGCTTCACCAAAGAGCAATGCGATCACATGCTAGACAGCCGGGTTGAGAATGATTTTCACAAGCCTCTGACCCGCTGCATTGCCGGTTTTGACAAGAAGCCGATCAGTTGGCAGGCTGCGATGATCAGCCTTTCGTACAATGTGGGCGTCGGTACGGCCTGTAACTCGACCGCCGCCGCTCTGGCTCGGTCAAACCGCATGGCCGATAGCTGCCAAGCCATCACACGATTTAACAGGGCCGGGGGCCGCATCATCAAGGGGCTGATCAACCGGCGTGGCTATGGCGACGAAACCCGTATCGGTGAACTGGAACTCTGTCTCGCGGGGTTGAACTGATGTTCGGGCTTCTCGATTACATCAAGATCGGCCTCGGCGTTGTCGGTGGCATCGCCATGATGCTGGTCTACAACGCCGCCCTGCACGATCCCATGCTCAAGCGCGAGGCGCGTGACGGGTATGTCCTCGAAGCGCAGAAGACGGCACTGGGGGCCAAGCTCGCCGAAATGGACCGCCAGAAAAAGGCGGCCGAATTCGTCATCTCGGCCTATCAGGAACAGCTTAAAAACGCCCGCGTGGCCGAGGCGGAAAAATCCCAACAGAATGAACAGGAGATCGCGGCCTATGAAAAGCGGCTTGCTGATACGGGGCGGGCTTGCCTGCTTGATGGCCACGACCTTGATTTCCTGCGCCAGTGACAAGGCGTTGAAACAGGCGGCGACGGAACAGGGCGTAGCGCAGGCTCGCGTCACGCTTCCGGTCTATCCATCAGATTGCCGGGCGAAAGAGCCCCATGCAGCACTGACCGAGGGCGCGGAAATCCGCTCCATCCTGAAACGCGAGCGCGCGGCGCTCGACCGGCAGAACACGCGCACGGATCGGTGCGCAGGCTTTTATGACGAACTGGCGAGGGGATTACAGTGAGGCACGCCATGGACCACGAAGCACAAATCGCCCGCCGTATGGCCGAGTTACCGGAGCGCACCCAAGAGTTTCTGTCGAAGCTCGATGATGACGATATCGACAATCTGGAAGACGCGATAAAGTTCTATGCCACCGTCAGGACGCTCGGGCAGCTCGGGAAATGGCTGGCGATCACGGTATTAGCCTTGATCATGGGCGTCGTCTCGCTCTATGAGAACATCTTGAAAATGTGGCTGTGGTTCCACAAGTGATCGACCTCCGCCATCTCCACCCGATCCGCGAGGGTCAAGGTATCTACGTCGAGGTAGACGGCAAGCGCATCAGGCTATCGCCGATGCAAGCAAATCTGATCCTGCAATCGTGGGCGGAGGCTGTAGGAGGGGCGATGGTTTTTCAGGCATCGTCACTTTCGCCATACGGCGGCAGGCCGGCGAGCAACGCTGCGATGGCATAATCTGTCTGCCGCCGCTTTGTGCCTTCCCGTTCGAAGTTACCGACGGTCTGACGTGTCAGGTCCAGCCTGCTGGCAAGCGCGATCATCCACCCGTGCCCAGCCGGGATAATTCCTTTCGACTGGAGTTCGGCCTTTGCTTCGGCAAATTTTTCTGGGCTCATGCTGCGTAAATCTCCCTTGGTATGCCGTACATCTCTGCCGCCATCCAAACGGGCCACTGCATGCACCGATTTTCCTCCGTCGCAATGCGCTTTTCAAGAGCCGAGGACGGCGTCCACGGGCGCCGTGTAGCCCATCCATTCGGGTTCGAGTGCATGATAAACCATTGGCCGTCGTGCTTGACATAACGAACGGTCGGGGTGTGGTAATCGCAAAACATTTCGAAGGCCATTTTTGCCGTCTCCCTTTAGATCAGTTCGTAACCGTTCCGGACTGCGCGCGCCTTCACTTCATCCAACGTTGCGCACTGGTCGAAATACATCGTGTCGTTAAAGGTGTATTTGCCGCTGTTTTGCAGGCGTACGAAGCGCCAGAACCAATAGCCGTCCTCGACTTCGTACGCGGCAACGCACCAGTTGAGGTTATCAGAGGGCTTGGTGAGAATGATGGCTTCCCGCGACTTGTAGGTGTCGACATTGGTGATTGTGGTCATAACTGCGTCTCTGTTGTTGATGACCTATATATGTCAAATTATTTTACGTTTGTAAATAGGAAATGTAAAATTATTTTACATATTGTGCCATGCCCCAGCGATGCAATATCCGGTAAAAAGACCCGATGGAGATACCCATGTCCCGCGCGGTTTTGTGCGGCGTTGCTCCTTGCTCCATCAATTCCACGGCGCGTGGTAGCCACTCCGGCGGCGTTCGTGGTTTGTGAGTGATCTGCATCCGGCCCGCATGCTCGGCCTCAAGCATCGCGCCAGTAACCATGGTGACCGACATCCGGTCCGGCCAGACCCGGACCTGACGGACTATTTTTCGGATCTGGCCACAGGCGACGTACATGTCAGGATAGACTTGTGGTCGCCCTGTCAGGCGCTCCAGCAAAGACAAGACACAGTTCTCAAGCGGTCCAGCCTGAAACCGATGCATGGAGCAGGCTCCGACGCCGTATCGCTTGTCGGAGGGGATGTAGTAGCGATAGATTTTGCCGTTCCGGTGGTGCACCGGGACGTGGATCATTGGCGCGCCATTTGCATCGACGATCAAGCCTTTGAGTAATCCGAGCACAGGCGGCCGCGATAATGGTTTTCGCCGGCGAGCACTGGCGGCGATGGCGTCCTGCACTTTGCGCCATGCAGACATGGTGACAATCGGTTCATGAGTTCCCGGCAGTAACTTGCCGTGGTGGCGCAGTTTGCCGATATACACCGGATTTTGCAGCATGTCCGTGAGTGTACGCTTGCGCCACGGGCGCTGATAATTGTTGAGCCAACCCCGTTGATGTAGGACGCTTGCCAGAATTTTCGCGCTGCCGTATTGCGAGTAGTGCGCAAAGGCGTACCTCACACACGCCGCCTCGCTTTCGTCGATCTCAAGCCGCAAATCTACCGCCCGATATCCATAAGGCGGCTTGCCATGGACCCACATCCCTCGCGCTCGCGCGCCGGCAAACCAGTCTTTAAGGCGCTCGCCGGTCAGCTCACGCTCAAACTGTGCAAAGGACAGCAGGATATTGAGGGTCAACTTACCCATCGCGGAGGCGGTGTTAAATGATTGCGTGACGGAAACGAATGTCACCCCATGCTGATCAAATTCGGCGATCAGATTGGCAAAATCCCGCAGCGAGCGCGAAAGGCGGTCTATCTTATAGACCACAACAATGTCGATTTTCCCGGCGGCGAGATCGGCCCGCAAGGCTGTGAGGCCGGGCCGTTTGAGATTGCCGCCCGAAAAGCCGCCGTCATCATAGGTCTTGGGCGACTCCTCCCAACCGTCGCCGGCTTGGCTCATTATATAGGCCGAGCAATAAGCCCTCTGGTTATCGAGGGAGTTGTATTCGGCGTTGAGCCGCTCGTCTGATGATTTTCGGGTATAGATCGCGCAGCGCATGGTTTATCCTGTTTGCATGGGGTGACATGCGGCTGAGTGCCGCTTTGCAAAGCAAATTCAGGATTTCGTTTCAAACCACGCCGTGGGGCGACCGCTCGAACTTACCACGCCTATCCGTGATGTCCAGACCGTCTATCTCCGTGCCCGGTACACGACAAATTCCCCCTGTCCCAAGCATTTACACGATGTGCATCGCAGCTTTTGTTGATGAAGGCTTAGGTTGCCGTAGTAACCAATTCGATCCTCTATCGCGCGCTTGTCCAGCGTGCTTACATGCGTGCATCTGGTGCATAGCGCACACAGCACGGCCCACGGTTCGAGATCCGCGATTCGCGTATCTTTCGGAATGTGCTCATAGGAAGGTGGTCGGGCCATACGCGTACTGCTTACTGAACAACAATCTTTTCCCATGCGCCCGCAGCGAACGGCTTTCCTCCATGGCGCCGCATGAATGCGCTCATGTGCCTCTCGCTGGGGAAGCTGAACACACAGAAATCTATGCCTTCCTTTCTCGCCATGCGGTGAGGCAGGCGAGCACTAAGGCGGTTCGCGTCACGATGCACTTCATGGCGAGCGCATTTCAATGCGTAAGCTTCAGGTAGGGCTACTTGGTATGACGCCGGCGGGCGGTTGGCTTGCATCTGGCTCATCATATTGAATCCGACTGTCATCGATGTTCTTTTTATGTTCTCATTTTGAAGAGAGAGTCAACCGGCTTTCGTCACCGACGGTTCGTCCGCATTCCTGCCATCAAGGGCGGCTCATTGTCCCTGCATGGCAGCGACCGCAATTCATTACGATCTTGTCTTTTTCTGGCGCTGATTGTAGTAGGTGCGCCAACATGTGATTTTGCTGCGCAATATTGCGATACGCGCTGTGACACAACTTGAGACACAGGGCCGCTAATTTGATGGATATTGTGTAGTAGATTCAATGGTTGGGGTTTGGTGCGGCTGCTCTCCATCCGCACCA